GTTTCCCAGTCACGATCAGAAAAGATAGAAGATTATTTAAAAAGAATTGATGAATAAAATAATTTATTTAGGAGTAGGTAATGAAAAAGAAAGTTATAGTTAGTTTCGAAGATGGAGATTTAGTGTTTAGAGGGTATCATGATGAAGATGATAATTATTTTTTAGATTTATATAAAGATGAACCAGGAGTAAAGAAAATAGTTAGACAGTATTATCCGCTTAAAGATAACCCTAAAGTTATTTTATGGGACAAAAGGAAAGTCCCTAAAATAGAAAATGATAAATGTTCAGAATGTGGCACTAAGGTAGTTTATAGTAATAATGAATATGAACCAAGCTTAAAACATGCAACGTGCCCAAAGTGTGGGATAAGTTGGACTATAGGAAAATAGGAGTATAAAATAAATGGTATTAAGCAAAATGGCTAAAGAATGCGAAGAATGCAGCTTTAAATATATATGCAATAAGAAAAAAATGGTAGCATATGCAGTATTGAATAGCACTAGTAATGTTGCACAAGATAGTCAACCTATAGGAATTGCATATACTCCTGTAACGATTAAGACAGGTGATAGTGGAGAAGTTCAAACATCATTAGAAGATTTGAAAAAGCAAATGTTGAGAGATTTTTATAAAAAAATAGGTGTAGGAGGGATATAAGTTATGAGTTGTAGAAGTGCGAAATTTGATAGTGATACTTATAGATATAAATGCCATGTTAGTGGCGATGGATGCGTATTTATGCTTCCAGATGAAAAGCTTTGTTATGAAATGTACGGAGAAGGACCTCTAGATCATGAAAAATATGAGGATAAAGATGAGGAGCAGTCATGAAAATGATAAGCGTTGATGTATTGGATTCTATGTTTTGCAATAAGAAGTATAAATTCATTCAAGAAAATGGGAAGCCACCAACAGATTGCGTAATATCTGCATGGATAATTAAAGCACTTGAAGATAGATGCAAAATTAAATTTGGTGAAGTATTAAAATATGATAGTGAATATTATACATACATGGGTGTAAGGTTGCATCCATGCGATAGCGAATGTGAAATGTATTTTTATAGAGCAATGTAAAGGTGGGATATCATGGAACAAGATAAAAATAATAAGTGCCGAAAAATGATTTTGCATATATCAAAACCACAAAAAGATGATAATAATATCATTGAGTCCCTTAGGAATGAAATTTATAGTGAGGTTGGAGTGCCTAAGCAACTTATTTGCGTTAGGGGAAGTAATGAGAATAACGTGTATTCAAGAAGGGGTGATGAATAGCATGAGTAATATAATTACGCATATAGATGGCGAAAAGTTGAAAGTGTTAAAAGGGTTTCAAACCAATGATGGAGAAATTCTAATATCAGATGCCGTTAGCTTTGGTGACTGCAAAGAGGTTAGAGTTGTAATAGAGCCAAGCCTCATAAAGCATTGGCTAGAAGAATGCAATCTCATGGAAGAAGTTGGCGTAGTAGGTACTATTTGGTAGAATTGGAGGTTGAGAGTTGGAGCAAGAAGAATTTAAGGATGGATTGAAAAAATATTATAATCACTTGCTTTATAGACTTGACAAAGGAGCTAGTTATATTGAGAAAAACGAGAACAATAAAAAAGCTCAGAAATTATATCAGCATATAGTGTTAGAACTTTCTGCTATTGAAGATTTAATGAATTTTTATGGTATGGAAAAAACAGAATAAAAAAGAGAGAGTGTTATAAATTATAACACTCTTTTTATAGCTTTAAATTAATAAGAACAATTTTAAAATAAAATTCATATATTAATATATACCATAAGATTAGGTATGATTTAGGTATAATATTGAGTCGAAGTATTGACTTTTATGGTATGAGTTTGGTATGATTTAGGTATATAAATTAAGGAGGTTGTTATTAAAATGAGAAAATATGCATTAAGTGCAGATATCGGAAAATATGAAACTGATTTGGTTGGTAGAAATATTAATGAATCGGAAGATGATATTAAAAAAGTTCATCTAAGAACTAAAATGTACGATTTGTCCGATGGAGAAATTGATTTAGAGGGAAGAAGTTACAGGATAGATATTAATAATAAGTCTTATATCATAGGAGAGCAGGGTCAAGACAAGTCATATGATACATCTAAGACTAATGAATTGCATCAAATATCTTGTTATGTAGCTATAACAAGATATTTAGAACCCGAAACAAAGGGAAATAAAATAAGCATGGTGCTAGCATGTCCTTTAAGTGTTATAAGGTTAAGTAATGCTAAAGAGGAATATAAACAATTAATAAAGGGAAATGGCGAAATACATGTAGTTGTTAATAATAAAAACTATTATTTTGAAATTGAAAATATAATGCTTAAAGCTGAGGGTTCTGGAATAACATTTTTAGAACCAGATAGATTTTTAGGTAAAAATGTTCTTGTTTTGGATTTAGGAGGATTGAATCTAGGAATAAGTTTATATAGAAACAAGGTTTGTAAGAATGAAGACAGACATATAGAAGAATGCGGAACTGATAAGTTGATATCATTTGTTAGTGAACAATTAACTGAATATAGAAAAGGCAATTTAGTAGATGATGATACTTGTGAAGCAGCGCTTAAAAATGGTGGCCTTAAAAAGGATGGAGAATTAGACATGGATAGTATATCTTATATACAAAAGGCTAAGTGCAAATACTTTAATGAAGTTATGAAACAAGTTAAAAAACATAAGATAGATATAAATAATTTAGATGAAATAATATTTGTTGGTGGTACTACTCATCATATAAAATCTATAATTTCTAAAGAAATAAAACATTCTTATATACCTTCTAAGCCGCAATGGTGTACTGCTGAGGGGTTATATAAAATTGCTATAAAAAAATATGGAAAGTAGGGATTTGAATGCCAAATGTAAAACAAGGCGGAGGATACTCTTTAACATTTTCTAAAAAGAATAAAGATGTAAAAACGCATTTAGATGAATTGAAAAGCAATGGTGTTATAATAACGGATTATATTTGTGAAGCAATAAGATTTTACGAAAAAAATAAAGATAATAATTGGGATAAAAAACAAATTGATAATAAAGAAATTGAAACCATGATAAGTGAGAAAGTTAAACAATTATTAAGCGAATACAATAAAAATACTGAGCCTACGTTAAATCAATATGGATCACTGGAGGATAATCTAGAATATATAAATGATGAAGATTTGGAAGAAGATTAACCATTATAGAATGTTGTGTTTATAAATTTATGAAAAAATGAATTTTACGTTAAAATCGAACAAATAAGGACACCCACTAAATGTGGGTGTTTTTTATTAAAATAATATTATAAAAACTGGTAAAATATGCAAAATAAAATGTCGGAAAAAATGGTACGAAAACTTACCAAATTATGGAATAATTATGTTAATATATACATATACAAATAAGTTGGACATAAAAAATTTATAAGAAGGGGTTGTTATAAATGGTAAAAGTTCATTCAGTAGAGAGTCACAAAAAGCTTATGAGCAGAGGAGATTGTAGCAAAGGTAATATTAATTTTTCATTATCCAATATGGAAAAGAAATTAATAATGTCACAACAGATTTTATGCCATGCGGATTTGCAAAAAATCGAATATGAAGATTACTTAGAATATGTGAATTATCTAAGTCAAGAAACTAACAATATGAGAATTGCAATGCATGAGTTAGGCATATTAGAAAGGGTATTATATGCATAAGATAATTGAGCTTGTTATCATATCTGCTTTAGCAGCTGTGATTATCAAAGTAATAAATAATATATGGGAGGAAAGATAATGGCAAAAGTAATAGGTCACATAAGACAAATTGATTCGCTTGGTAGAGTTGTTATACCTGTTGAATACAGAAAAATAATGAAGCTAAATCCTGGTGATGAAATTGAGTTCATTTTTATAAATGATAAGCTTGAACTAAAAGTATATAAGGAGGATAAGTAATGAGTTTAAAGGGTTGCAAGGAAAGGATTGCCAATATAAAAAAATACATTGATGGGATAGATTTATGCGTGACAAGAGAAGAATATGAAGACATTCAAGTAATAGTTGAAAATGTAAAATATGAAGTTGAATCCATGGAAGATGAATTGGATGAAATAGGAAGCAAGGCTGATGATATAAAATGCAATATTGAAATGTTGGAGGGGTAGAGATGGTAGTTGATGTATTGGCACATACGCCAAAACCAGATGAGGTCATATCCATGGCAGGGAAACTTTGTTATAGCCAAGTAGGGATTAAAGATTTGAAAGAAAACTTGACGCCAATGAAATGCGAAAAATTTATAGATAAACTTATGAGCATGGGACATGAATCTCCGTTAGAGCATGTAACATTTACATTTGGAATAGAAGGAATATCTAGAAGTTGCTCTCACCAAATAGTAAGACATAGAGTAGCATCTTATAGCCAACAGTCGCAAAGATATGTAAAATTAGACCAATTTGATTACATAATACCACCATCAATAGGAAACAATGCGGAATTAGAAGAACTTTATGTTAATCATATGATGAATAGTCAAATGGCTTACAATAATATTGTGGAAGAATTGATTGAAATAAATGTTATAAAAATGTATAAAGAGGAATATGAGGACGCACTCGAGTTATGGAATAAGGGTGCAATGTATATCAAATTCAATGCTGCTATGGATGTATTTAAAAAATTCAATAGTAAAGAATATTCTCAAATAGAAAAGCAAGCCATTGAGGATGCTAGATATGTATTCCCAAATGCTTGTGAAACTAAAATGGTTATGACAATGAACGTAAGAAGTCTATACAATTTCTTTGAAGAAAGATGTTGTAATAGGGCACAGTGGGAGATAAGAGAATTGGCAACAGAAATGCTAAAGCAATGTAAAGAAATAGCTCCAATACTATTTAGAAATTGTGGTCCTAAATGCATAAAAGGCAAATGTCCAGAGGGTAATTTGAGCTGTGGATTAAGCGAAGAAAAAAGAAAACTATCTTTAGAGGGGGAAAATTAATATGTGGGTACGTACGCAAGACAAAGAAGCGTTAATAAATGCTAGTAGCTTTTATATTGCTAGTGATATTAATGGTAAGATTAAAATATGCACTACTACTGAATGCTATGCAGAAGGTGAATCATTAGTGCTTGGCAAGTATGATAAGGGAAGAGCGTTAAAGGTGTTGGATATGATGCAAAAACAAATAGAAACGCAATTATCTAGTGACTATGTGAGCAAAGGTACTAGAACAGTAAGAGATTTTGTATTTAATATGCCGAGAGAATAAGTGAATTTAGGGGGGAATGGTGCATGAAAAATATTAGAATAAAACAATTACATATAAAAGACTTTAAAGGTGTAAACGAATTACTTATTGAGTTTGGAAATGTGACATCAATCGAAGGAGACAACGGATTGGGGAAAACAAGTATATTTGATGCTTTTACATGGCTTTTATTTGATAAAGATAGCAAAAATAGAGGGGCTTTTGATATCAAGCCATTAGACGAAAATAATCAAGTCATAAAGGGATTGACTCCAACTGTTGAAGGTATATTTGATTGCGATGGACAAGTTGTAAAATTAGGGAAAATATATAAAGAAAAGTGGGTTAAAAAAAGAGGTGAAGTTGAACCTGCTTTTAATGGAAATGAAACTTTGTATGAGGTTAATGACGTACCTTACAAGAAGAAGGATTATGTGGCTAAGGTTGATGAAATTGTTGATGAGGTAAAATTTAAATTGCTTAGTAACCCATATTATTTTTCTGAAAACATTAATTGGAAAGATGCTAGAAAAGTTGTATTAAGTATAGCTGGAGATGTTGATTTAGAAGAAATTATGAAGATAGAACCTTCATTGAAAGAATTAGAAAAAGACTTGGCAAATAATGAAGTAGACGAAATTCTAAAATCTAAAAAAGCTACTTCAACTAAAGTATCTAAAGAAAAAAAAGAAATACCAGTAAGAATAAATGAAATAAGAAATATGTATGTTGAAGTTGATGAAAAATGTACAAGAGAAGAAGTTAAAAAAACTACAGACACCTTAGATCTTATCAAGGAAGCAATATCAATGGAAGAAGAAAAGAAAAACAATTCAGTTAAAGCTAATCAAGAAATATTTGATAAAATTAATTACTTAGAAAATAAAAAAAGAAAAATCAACTCAGAAGCAGCTCAAAAATTCTATGACGATAAAGAGAAAATTCAAAGAGAATGCAATGACATAAAATCAAAAATGAATAGTTTGGAATACCAATTAACAGATATTAAATGTAGGAGAGATAGTATCCTAATAAAAATAGAAAAAAATAATAATGAAATGTCACAGCTTAGAGATAAATTTGCGCAGATAAATAGAGAAAAACCTAACTTAGAACAAGTAGATTTAGTTTGTCCTACGTGTCAAAGACCTTTCGAAAATACTGACATAGTAGCCAGTAAGGATGAAATAGTTAGAAGTTTTAATGAAAATAAGGCCCATAAATTAGAATCTATAAATGTATCGGGTAAGGCTAAACGTGAAGAAGTTGAAAAATATGAACAGTCAATAAAAGATTTGGATGTTAATGGATCTAAATTGAAGTCTAATATAGAAGAATTAAGAGAGATGCTTCAAGCTAATGAAGAAAGTATGCAAAACTTAAGCGCAACTTCTTATGTTAAAGAATATGAAGCTGAAATATCTGCTATAGATGATGAATTGAAAATACTGGAATCTCAAAAGGGGCAATCTTATATATCTCCATGCATTGATGACTTGCTATTAAGGGAGAAGCATTGCGAACAAGAGTTGCTAGAGCTTAATCTTAAATTAAAAGATGTGGATAGGAACAAACAACTGGATGCTAGAATTGAAGAATTAAGTAAAGAAGAAAAAGAAGTCGGGATTAAATTGGCTCAAATAGAAAAACAAATAATGTTATGTGAGTTATTCATAAAAACAAGAGTTAATTTGTTAGAAGATAATATAAATTCAAAATTTAAGAATGTTAGCTTTAAGATGTTTAAGGAGCAGGTTAATGGTGGACTTGAAGAAACGTGCGAGGCATTAATAAATGGAGTTCCTTTCAGCATGGCCAACCATGCTAGCCAGATAAATGCAGGGCTAGATATAATAAACACATTGAGTGATTTTTATGATATAAAAGTGCCTTGTTTTATAGATAATGCAGAATGTATTAACAATATAATTGATACGAAAGGTCAACTTATAAAGCTGATAGTAAGCAATGATAAAAAAATAGTTGTGGAGGTTGAGTAATAATGAATGAATTTAAGGAATTGTTTTGGTATGAAAATAGATTAAAAACAAGGGTTCAAGGGTTGCAAAATATAAGCAAGAAAACTAAATGGAAAAGAAATAGAAGAAAAAATAAATAAGGGGGAATTATTATGGCAAATGAAGTAGCTAGAAAACAGAATGTATCGGTAACAAGTTTATTATCAAATATTGAAGTGAAAAAGAAATTTAATGATGTATTAGGCAAGAAAGCAAATGGATTTATGGCAAGTTTGATAACTGCCAGCAAGAATGATTTGAAGGATGTTGAACCAAACTCCATTTTAAAAGCAGCAATGACTGCTGCAACTTTAGACTTGCCAATAGATAAAAATTTAGGGTTTGCATACATATTGCCTTATAATAACAAAAAAACAGGCATTAAAGAAGCTCAATTCCAGATGGGGTATCGTGCCTACATACAATTAGCAATAAGAAGTGGCCAGTATAAAACAATAAATGCAATTGAAATATATGATAATGAAATTAGAAAAGTGAATAGGCTTACAGGTGAAGTTGAGTTTAACGAGAATGAATCAGAAATAAATAGAGATAAAGTTGTAGGATATATGGCTTATTTCAGTTTAATCAATGGATTTGAAAAAACTATATATATGAGCAAAGATGAAATGGAAAGCCATGCCAAAAGATATTCTCAAAGTTATAGTAGCAAAAAGGACTGGGTAGTTAAGGGTAGCTTATGGACGACAGATTTTGATGCTATGGCAATAAAGACAGTATTAAAAAGACTTATAAGCAAATATGGGATAATGAGTATAGAAATGCAAGATGCAATAATAAGCGACAATAAATCAGAGGATATTGAAAATTCTGTAGCTAGAGAAGTTGAAACGGAGGCCAACCAAACTACTTTAGATTTTGAGAATGCAGTGGATACAGATTTTACAGAAGTTGAAGAAAACCAAGCTGTAGAAGAAGGGCCAGCTTTTTAGATGATTAAAGTGTTAGGAAGCTCCAGCAGAGGTAATTGTTATATCATCTCTACGAGTAAAGAATCTTTAATCCTTGAGTGCGGGATAAAATACAAAGACATATTGGCAGGATTAGATTATGATTTATCAAAAGTAGTAGGCTGCTTAGTGACTCATGAACACAAAGACCATAGTAGAAGTGTAAGGGAATTAACTCAAAATGGAGTAGATGTATTTATGAGCCATGGGACTTTTGATAAATGCTTAGACTTTAAAAAAGGTAGTTATATGAATCAATGGAGAGTTAATTTATTGGAAGCTCAAAGATTGGTTGAAATAGAGGGCTTTAAAATATTGCCTTTCGATGTTGAGCATGATGCAGAAGAACCACTAGGGTTTCTAATTCAACATGAAGAAATAGGAAAGCTTTTATTTATAACAGATACATACTATTGCAAATACAATTTTAAAGGCTTGAATCATATTCTAGTGGAGTGTAACTATGCAAAAGAACTCATGGATGGATGTTGTATAAGAAATAGAATATTGCAATCTCATTTTGAATTAAGAAATGTTATAGATTTTCTTAAAAGTAATGATTTAAGCGAAGTCGAAAATATAATGTTGTTACATTTAAGTAGCGCAAATGGAGATGGAAAATACTTCAAGGAAGAGATTGAAAAAGAAATAGGAATTCCGATTACAATTGCCGAAAAAGGCGTTGAAATATATTAAATTAGGAGGGTAATGAAATGAGTGAATTGATGAACTTCAATGAAATAGCAATGGGAGCTTTGGCTGAAAAATTAAACATATCTTTGGCTGAGGTTGTATCTAACCTTTTAGATCCAAACACTGATTTTAAAAAAACTAGAAAATTGACTATCACAATGAAATTTAAGACAGATGATACGAGAGAATTATCAAGTATGGAAGTTGAAACTAAGACTTCATTAGCTCCATCCGTGCCAGTATCTACTAAGATGTTAATAGGAAGAGATATTGATACGGGTCAAGTAGTTGCTAAAGAGTGGAATAATCAAATTAAAGGCCAAGTTGATGCGACAGAAGTAATTGAATCAAGTGAAAATGTAGTAGATTTAAGAGCAACAAAATAATAAAAATATTGGAGGAACGCAAAATGATAAAAGAAGCAATTAGATATATGGTGGAATTAGGTAATAAAAGGGAAATATATGTTGATGGCGTAGAATTTAGTAATGACAATTTTAGCCCGATTAACATGCCAAGACCAGATGCATTAAAACTTGCTACTCTTACTGGACTAGTTGAATATATAAAATCAAATTTTGACATAGGTTCAGTAGATGATTATTTGTTGCATATAGTATCTCCTGTAGAAGTCAACTTAATTAGCAACATAAATGGTAATGACCAGAAGAGAGACAAGCTTGTAATAGCTAGACCTCTATTGCCAGTTATAGATTTCGATAGATACTTAAGAACAGAAGAATTTAATATAATGCTGCAATCTAACTTTGTTAAGAATGCTGACAGGGATTTACTTTTAAAATTTAGTGGGAACATCCAGGAGAATACAAATAGAAAGACTCAAGATGATGGCGTAACTCAAGTTGTAGAGATGAAGACAGGGGTTGCGAATGTTCAAAATGTAATAGTTCCAAACCCAGTTACACTAGCTCCTTATAGAAGTTTTACAGAAATAGAACAAGTTGAAAGTGAATTTGTTTTCAGAGTGAAGGAAGGCCCTCAATGTGCTTTATTTGTAGCAGATGCTGGTGCATGGAGAAATGAAGCCATGAAAAGGATTAAAGAATATTTAAGAGCAGAATTAGGCGAAGACATAATCATATTAGCTTAGTTATATAAGTTGGTACGGAAATTAATTTCCGTACCAATGGAAATAGGGGGGATAAGTATGAAAGACTATTTAAATCAAAATGAGCAGGATATATGGTTAATAATGGTGTTGGCAGTAGCAGAGCTAGAGAATAGTCTTCCGATGATGGCTAACAACTTAACTAAAGATGAAGTTAAGTGTCTTAAGACAGTGAAGACTCTCACAAGAAAGGCTTATAATAGTGTGGCTGACAGATTGGGAGATAAGGCGATAAAGAAACTCCATAAGTATGGTATTAATAGTAATATTCAAGTATTAAGTAAAACTCAAAGCAAAATCATAAGCCAAAGAGAAGTTAATGAACAGTACGAAGTGAAAATAGATATAGATATTTTATTTAATTTAGCAACTGGCCTAACAAAACATGAATGTAAAAATTGTAATAAAAAATGTTCAGAATGTTATTTATTTGAGTTATTGCAAGATATAAATTTCATAGGGTATGAAGTTAATGACAATTGTCCTTATTCATTTAGTAGTGAAGTTGGGATAGATAAGTCCATTAAAAATACTATTAAGGTAAGAGAAGATGCAAAGAAGAGCAGACATAATAAGAAGTTCAAAAATAGATATGATGATGACAAGGAGATACATGAGTACAATACAAGAAAAACAATATAGGGGTATATATATAATTATTGAAGATTATGGGTAGTAGTAGATATTGAATGCCCCATAAATGGGGGGATAACTTATGATTAATGAAATAGTAGGTAAAAGATATAAAAGCTGTGAAATATGTGGAGGTACAATGCTCCATATACCTGGAGATATAAGTCAGTGTACTAGATGTGGATCTGTGCAAGAAGGTAATTCAATGAACATAGTCAATATAGTATGTGATTGGAAATATATAAGAAGAGAATATAAATATGGAACCTGTGAAAGTTGCAAGAATAAAGGCAAAGAAAATGGATGGGAATGTTATTGCAATAAAAAGAAAAAAAATATGCTATTGGAGAATACTTGTAAGGATTATAAAGTTAAAAGAAAATATATAAGCGAAGGAAGTGTTGCCAGTGAAAATATTTGTATCGGCTAGGAAACACAATGCGATAGTTGAATGCAAAAACACTATTATACATAACCAACAAAGAGACATAAAAGACTTGCAAGTCGAAAACGATTACTTTGAAGATAAAGTCGTCGAATATAGAAAAAAAATTTTAAGAAAAGAAAAAATTATTGATGACATGGTAAATAAAATGGCTAAATTAAGCGTGGAATTGCTAGTATTAAAACGCAAGAATGGAGATTCACCAGCTAAAACAAATTTTGATATTATAAGTAAAAGCCCGGAGTCACTTTCTAAATTTATGAAGGATTTTGATAGCGAAATTACTATGAAAGATAGCCCTTGCGGATTTTGCGGGCAAATTACGGGGGATAATATTTGTACTGTAGAAAGTTGCGATGAAGGATTTAAAATATGGCTAGAAAGCGAATATGAAGGAGGATGTAAATAATGAACTCTGTAAGCATTGTTGGAAGATTAACGAGAGACCCAGAAGGAAAGACTTTAAATAATGGCACTCAAGTTGCCAATTTTACAGTGGCGGTGAACAGGAACTTCAAGAATAAAGATGGAAACTACGACACTGATTTTATCCCAGTAGAAGTCATGGGGAAACCTGCTGAATTTGCAATGAATTATATGACAAAGGGAAGATTGGTATCTGTATTAGGAAGCATAAGGGTTGATAAATATCAAGATAAAGACGGAAACAATAAGACATTCACAAAAGTTAGTGCCAGCAACATAAATGCTCTTGATAAAAAAACTGATGGAGCGCAATCTCCTCAAGATCCTCCTGGGTTCCAGGCTTTGGACGACGATTCTATACCATTTTAATTAGACGGGTAGGGGGTATTGTTATGGGGTATTCGCATGGTGTTAAATATGACGACAATATGATTGAACGCAAAATATTTGAGGTTATGAAATCTTTAGATATAAAGAGGATGCCTACAAGTTCGGAAATAGAAATGATTATGGGAGACACATCCCTAACAAATAAAATATCAAGAAGTGGTGGATTTAAATACTGGGCCAACAAATTATTGCTAGAAATAAAATCAAGCGAAACTGAGTTTGGGAACAAATGGGAGCTGGAAATTAAATCTATGTTGGAGAGTATGGGTTATAATGTTTTAAAAATGACCACTAAACATGCTTATGACTTGTTGGTCAATAGTAATATTAAAATAGATATTAAATCATCCAAATGTTACAATAACGGAACTAGCAAGTATCATTCATTTAACTTAGGTAAAATTTATCATAATTGTGACATATTTATATGTGTTGGGCTAGATGATGATGACAGGGTGGAAAAGTTATTGATAATCCCGAGCACATATTTAATGGGAATAAAACAACTATCAATAGGATCTGAAAGCAAATATGACAAATTTAATGAAGCGTATGCATATTTAAGTCTATATGATATTTTTTATAAAAATTTCACATCAAAAGGAATCTTGATATGACCAGTGAACTTTTCTCAAGAGCCAAACATGGAGACATGGACGCCAGAAATGAACTAGTTGAAAAAAATATGGGACTGGTTCGTAAAATATCCAATAAATATAGAAGCTACGTTGATATGGATACTCTTGTACAAGAGGGATCTATAGGATTGATGAAAGCAATTGAAAAATTCGATGAAGGCAAGGGATTTGCTTTTTCAACGTATGCATATTATGCCATTGATGGAGAGATAAAAAGGTTCATTAGAGATAAAAGGGAGGATAGGCCATTTCGGATAAGACGTGGAGACCACAGCTTGTATCGTCAGATATGTGCAACCTATACTGAGTTGGAGGCAAAGTTTAATAGGACTCCAACTCACAATGAGATAGCTACTAGCATAGGAATTGAATGCAGTGAGATACAGGAATTGTTGAGCGCAGTTAATGGTAATCTTAGCTTGTATGATAACAAGCTGAGTGATGATGGAGGCAATGACATATATGTTATAGATGGAATCGAAAATAAAGACTGCATTTCTGAGGACAGTATACTAGATAGCTTGGTGCTGGAAAATGCGTTAAGCAATCTCGATGATAGACTGAAAAAAATAATTAAATTAAGATATGTTGATGATTTGACTCAAACGGAAGTTGCTAAAGAAATAGGGGTAACACAAGTTCAAGTATCTAGGCTAGAAAAGAAAGCTCTAAATCAGCTAAGGCAGTCAATGGAGTCAATGAAGAAGATAATTTGAATTGCGAATATGATAAGTTCGGGGGGAGTAATGTGAATAATACTTTATTAGATTTAAATAATCACCTATTTGCTCAAATGGACAGGCTATCTGGGCAAGACTTAAAAGGCGAAAAGCTTAAATCCGAAATTGATAGGTCAAATGCCATGGCTAAAGTAGCGGCACAGATAATAAGTAATGGCAACTTGGCATTGAAGATAAAGATGATGCAAAATGAAAACAGGATAATTGGCGATAAGAATATGCCGCCAATGCTAGACATGACAGATAAGGAGCGTCCCAAAAGTAAGAAATAGACATATGTGGGTAGATGATGAAGTTGAATATTTTAAAGATATAATTGAAGGTCGTCATTATAAAGATATAGCTATAATGATGACCGAAAAATTCGGATACAAATTTGGAGTAGACCAATTAAGGAAAAAGGCAAAATTGCTTGGCATAAAGACGGGGTTAATAGGAAGGTTTGAAAAGGGTCACTTGACTAATTCAGTAGATGTTGGAAGTGAATCTATAGATAGGGATGGATATGTAATTGTAAAGGTAGCTGAACCTAATGTGTGGGAATATAAGCATAAGGTAATATGGATAAAGGCCAACGGGGATATACCTAAGGGATATACATTGATATTTGCTGATAAAAACAAATTAAATGTAAAGTTAGATAATTTAATTCTTGTGACTAAAAGAGAATTGCTTGTTATGAACCAGAATAAATTGCTTTATGACAATAAAGAATGTACTGTTACTGGTCTTAACGTTGCGAGGCTCCTTATTAAAATAAGTGATGTTAAAAAAGGGAGGTAGGGGTTTAAATGATAATAGATAGCGGGGAAAGAACGGAATACCCAACAGGAGCAGTAAGGGATATAAAAGAAGGTAAAGGACGTTGTGATTTAATGCCTTTGGATGTAGTGGCTAGTTTTATGAATGATGAAATATTGGAATCTATATGTAAATTTCAACAAGATAATTCATTGCAATTTGAATTATATTGTGCGTTAGCTAAAGTAAGTGATGCAAATTATAAAGACGTGGGAAGCATAAATTCGGGAAAGGCCAATATGATTTTAGATGTTTCAATTCACTTTGAAGAAGGTGCACGTAAATACGGAGAGTATAACTGGCAGAAAGGAATTCCAATGCAATCATATATAGATAGTGCAGTGAGACATTATTTGAAGCATCTAAGAGGTGATAAAGACGAGAACCACTTAAGAGCTTTTGTTTGGAATATATTATGTTGCATATGGACAGTGAAACATAAAGAAGAAATTGACATAAAATAATAACTATTCAAGAGAAAGGGGAGCAATAATCTTCTTTCTTTTTTTAGAAAAAAGAGGGCAAATTATGGAGGATGTTAAAAAACTTGTTGAGGAAAATCAAGGTTTAGTATATAGCATAGCCACAAAATATTTTTATACATTTATGAGTGAAAATAAGGATTATTCGGAGGATTTAATCCAAGAAGGGGAAATTGGATTAATAAAAGCATCAATATATTTCAATGAAGATATGGGCTATAAATTTTCAACGTATGCTTACATATCAATATATAGAAATATGAAAAGATACTATGACAGTATTATTAAATACAAAGTTGCTAATGTTGTGTATTTTGAAAATAAAATTGCTGACACCGACTCGGAGGTTATAGAAATAAAGGATATTATAAGTAAAGATAGTGACATAGATTATGACTTTATAGACCAGTATGTATGGGATAGATTGGAAAAATTAGGGTTAAAAAATATAATAAAGATGAGGATGGAAGGAGCAACTTTAAGCGAAATAGGAGATATTGAAAAACGTACTAGACAAGCTATTGACTTTAAGATAAAAAGATGTAGAGATAGGCTGAAACGTGATAAAAGATTTATGGAATCGTTAGGGGTGGGGATAGATGGATAAAGAGAGCTTTAAAAAAGTAGAAAAGATACTTTATAACTATAAATATAAAAAGATATATGTCGAGGGGCAAATGGAGTTAAAAGAACATCTTGAGAATAAAGAAGTTGGAGCAGTTAAAGCGGTATGTTCTGACGCAATAAAAACTAGCCAGTCATATAATTTTAACAGCACAGTTGAAAATGAGATAGGGAATATATATAAAAAAATAGATGAAATAGACATAGATATATATACAAGCAACAGAAATAATAGGATAGTTGAAAAAACACTAGAAGTAATTAAGCCAGTACACCGAGATTTGTTTGAATATAAATATGTACAAGAGTTAACCCTGGATGAAATATCTGATAAAATGCATTTCACAAAACAACATATAATTACTTTAAGAAAAGAATTGGTATCTAAAATGGGTATGGCCTTGTTGGGAAGTGAGTAGGTGATATTTTGAATAATGATGAAACTATTAGATTGATAAAGTTGGCTCATGAAGGTGATAAAGGTGCAATAGGAGATATAATCGAAGGTTACGGAAGGATGGTTTATAAAATTGTAAATGAAAATTTTGAAAATAAATATGTTGCAGACAATTACGATGATGCCCTTCAAGAAGGGTTTATCGGGTTATTTAAAGCAATTAAAGATTTTCAAATTGAAAGAGAAGTTAAATTTTCTACTTATGCTTATCATAGAATTAACGGTCATCTTAAAATATATTTCAGAGAAGAGTACGGAAAGCCAATGAGGATATCAAGAGGAACTAAAGATAAGATATGGGATCTATATAAGCTAAAGAATAGATGGCTTAAAGAATATGGAAGGGATATAACTAATAAAGAAATATCTCAAGAATTGAATATTTCTCATAGTGAACTAGGTACGCTATTAATAGCTAGTGAATATATGTGTAGCATGGATGATATCGTTAAAGATGATGAATGCAAGAGTACATTTAGAAGAGATTTAATAGCAGATAAAAATATGGCAGATTATACTGAAAGCATAGAATGTAGAATGGATTTATATAATGCTATTAGTGAATTGAATGATAAACATAAAAAAGTAATATATATGAGGTTTTTTTATGGCAAAACCCAAACGGAAGTAGGCGAAATAATAGGTAAATCACAGATGACAGCAGGTAGAGTTGAAAAAGCGGCACTCAAAGAACTTAGAGAAAAGTTGGGAGAATGTATATGAAAATATTAGGCGTAGATGCAAGTTTGAGTAGCACTGGATGGTCAGTATTTGAGAATGGAAAGGTTACTGATTATGGAAAGATATGCACTAAGCGTAAAAATTTTGATAATGATATTGAAAGGATAAGTTATATTTGCAGAAGTATAGAAGATTTGTTTGAATTTCATTATGATATTGAAGTTTGTGTCCTGGAAAATAGCATACCTGCTAAGCATTCGCAGTCAGTAACTCAACTTAATTTTTTAAAGGGAATGATTATAAAGACTATGCAGAACTTTGATGTTGATGTTGAGCTGATGTATCCGTCAACAGTAAAGAAACTTGTTGCAGGTAAGGGAACAGCTCCTAAGGAGGAAGTGGCAAGATACATACAAGGAAATATTAAGGATGTAGGGGAATATTATGATGGCGCAAGTGTTAAAAAGAAAACTAGTGATATATATGATAGCATGGCCCTAGTGGTTGCTTATTTGAAGGAGGATGCAAATGAAAAAGAGTGATTTAAAAGATGGAATGGTTGTAGAAAATAGGAGCGGTAATAGATTTATAGTTGTAGGAAATGCAGTTATGGGTACGAAGAATTGGTACTCTATGGATGACTTTGATGAGAATTTGAATGTATTGAATTATAAAAATTTAGATATATGTAAAGTATATAAAAAATTTGAAAGCTCTTTAGATCACGTTTTGGGAGGAATTGAGTCTAATTTAATATGGAAACGTGAAGAAGTAGATTGGAATAAAGTACCAGCTGGAACGAAAGTATTAGTAAGCGATAATTGTGGCGAGGAACATGTAGGTTATTTTATAAATATTATAAGTGCGGAATATTTCAAATTTCATGCATTAATAAACAAAGGGAATTTATATGAGAGTTGTTATTGGGAGAATTGCAAATTGCTAGAAGAACCAAAGAAAGAAGTTACTTTTGATGATATTGATAAAAAAATGAGATTTTATTGTACTAATCATATTAAAAGTTGCAACCAAGCGTGCGATATTTGTGTAGCTAAAAATATATTAGAAAATTACAATGTGACAATAAAGAACAAATGAATAATAGACTGCGACACATTTAAAAATCTTACTTGCAATGGAATAAATTTACTAAAGAATGCGATTGTATGGAGCTGATAAGCCTGTATAAATTAATAAAAGTATAAAAATGTTGCAAATAGTTAATTTGAGGTTAATTTGACTTGAATTCGAGTTGCTTTTACTTGTTAAACCACTATGTTACTATTAAACTGTGGGATACTGAAAAATACCCAGTATTATTCGTAACAAGTATCTCATTATATCACTCCTTAGGAGGGAGGGTAATTCCTCCTTCTGATATAGGAGCACAAGGGGTGTTTAAAATTTTATATTATGATAGCTTAGAACTGACGGATGAGCAGTTCTCTTTTTATTTGCTTAAAAAATATGCAAATATGTATTTTGAAGATGTTGAAGAAGCTATGAAAAAATTGCCACCTAAGAAGATGGCTAGGACATTAGGTGAAATTTCTCTTGCTTTTTTTTGTTGTTATTATCTTAGAGATTATTTTATTCCTTCGGATATGAATGATATAAGAAATTTAGGAGAAGTCCATTATGATGTATGGAAAGAATTAGACAATATGTTTGTTTATGATGAATATGACAAGGAAGAGTTCATACTTCCTCGTGGTAGTTCTAAGTCAACTGTTATAAATAAAGGGCTTTCAACTCAACAACATTGTTATAAAAAATCTAGGTATACTATAGTTATAGGTAATAAAGCCGATGATGCAGAGAATTTCATTGAAGGAACTAAAAATATGCTTCAAAATAAGAGAATTGTTGAAGAATTTGGAAAGTTAATAGATAAAAAGAAAAGAACTGTAAACAAACAAGAAATTGAATTGACTAATAATACTAAAATACAAGCATATTCTTGGGGTTCATCAGTTAGAGGTACTACTTATTCATGCTCGGAAGGTGAATTCAGACCAACAGTGATAATAGCTGATGATATATTGGCAGAAGATGATATATTAACTCCAGAAGCGAAAGAAAAAGTTGTTAATAAATACTATAAAGAAGTATTAGAGGTTGGGGATAAGCCTGTTTATAGGGATGATAATAAGGTCAAGAGAGCATCTAAATTTTTAGTAATTGGGACTCCACTTGCGAGCGATGATTTCATTAATGCAATAAGACACGATGCTGAATTTAAAGTAATGCATCGTAGTGTTTGTAAGTTCGACATAGATGAATATTTCAAAGACCATGAACATTGGCAAAAGTTTAGACATATATTTTTAAACCCGAATGATAAGAATAGGTTAGAAAATGCTGAAAAATATTATTTAGATAATAGAAAAGAAATGGATTTCCCTGTTTTGTGGGAGAAATATGATTGTCTCGGGCTAGCAAAAACGTATTTCACTAAAAGATTGGCATTTATGCAAGAGTTACAATGCGACTGTGAAAAAGTAGGAGACATATGGATTACTTCAATGGCCAAGATGAAACGTAATGAAATAGAAGAAAGAGAATTTGATAAGACAATACTTACAATAGACCAGGCATCTACAAATACATCTAGATCTGATTATTTTGCATTTACTATCTTAGGAAAATACACAGGACTTTATTTTGTAAGAAAAGGTAAACTTAGTAAATTTGATGCTAAGACAGAATTTGATTTGTATATAGATACTGTAATTACTTTAATTAAGCAAAATAAAGATATAAGTCATGTATTTCCAGAACGAAATGTATTTAAAGGAATAGATACTGCAAGGATAGCTGAAAAGATTGAGGAAGACCCAGAGTTGAAAAGAAGGCATATAGTGGTTGATGATATAAACAGTACAAAGAATAAGGATGATAGAATATCAACCATAACTGAAAAAATTAATAGTGGACAAGTTATATTTGCAGAAGAAGATAGAGAATATAATGACCAAATTAAGGATTTTAGAGGTGCTAAGTACAGTTTGCACGATGATGCAATAGATAGTCTTGAAATGGCAATTAACAAGATAGATGAAATAAACCCAGTGAGCTATGTTAAGCCACTAAGCAGAGACGTGCTATTTAGAAAAAGGTAAAGGGTTGTGATTTTGTGAAAAAGTACAGAGAAGCAGATGAAGTAATAAAATGTACTGATATGCCCGACAAACTAAGCAGCTATAACAGATTAATGAAAGAGATACCTATGTCAGATAAAAATAAATATAATGATGCTAAAAAGGTATTTGAAAAGAATGAGTTTGTGGTCCTAAAAGTAAAAAGTAAAAATAGAGTAGGGTATATACTTTATAACACTAAAAAGAAATGGGAAGAAGGACATACTCATCTTAAGAGCTTTGATATGGCCAAAACAATAATAAATAATATAGAAAACAATAAAAAGCCTAGAACAAATAATATGTATATTCTTAGAAGCCATATGAGAGTTAGTAATGATGTTAAATATATAGAGTTTATAGAGCAACTTATAAATTCTAAATTAAATAAAGGCAAGAAAAATTATGTAAATAGGGGGTGATTAATATACTTGTTAATCTAAATGCACTATTAAATAGAATATCTAAGGATATAAACGAGTTGGATTTTGAGAAATTGGATGTTCAAGAATTATTCAGAAATATAAATGAAAGCCATATCAATAAAATACCTTATTATTCTAAAATATATGACTACTACAAAGGTGATACAGATGCTAAAATAAAATATTCAGCAAAATTAAAAGATGCTAAGACTGATTTATTTACCAATGTAAACTACTTTAAAAAGTTTGTAAAGGAAGAAGTAAGTTATGCAATAGGTAATCCTATCACTCTTGAAGGCTTAGATGATGATAGTGATATTGTTGATTTATATGAAGAAAAGACTTATCACTGGGATGAAAACCATGATAGTGACTTAATGAAATATCTTGTAATTTTCACAAGGGTATACGAGTTATATTATAGGGATAAAGAAGGAAGATTTTCTTCAAGAATAATAAAGCCCTTAAATGGCTATGCTTATAGGAATTTTGATGGAGACATACTATTCTTTGTTCATATGCATACAAGTCAATTTGAAGAAGATGTAGAAGTAAATGGAGTCATTGAAACTAGATATAGAACTTATTATGATGTATATACAGATAAATATATTTATAGATTTGATGATAGCTATAACCTAATTCCAAATGAGAATGGTGATACTAAAACTCTTCATAAATTTGATGAAGTTCCTGTTAGTGTTGGAGTACTTACGAAAGAAGATTATAAAGACTCTCTGTATGGAGATACAAAGGGACTACAAGATGCGCTGGAAACTAATCTATCTGATATGGGAAATGAAATATCAGATTACAGAAACGCATTCTTAGCCTTTATAGGATGTGATGTTGAAAATAAAGATTTGGCAACATTTAATGAGTTAGGTGCTATAAAAGTGCCTAAAGCAAGTGGCAAGGAAGACGTTAAATGGCTTATAAAGGAAATAAATGATACTTTCATGCAAAATACGCTTGATAGGTATATAGATTTATTGTATCAAAACACTAACCATATTAATCATAATGAAAAACTTCAATCTAATTTATCATCGCTTACATTGAGAAATAGATTGAATATATTAGAGCAAAAATGTGATTTGAATATATCTTCTCATAAAGATATGATAAAAAATAGAATGAGATTTTTCTGCAAATATTTAAACGCCACTGAACTCGATGCGAGTAAATATGATTATAAGCAAGTCAAGATAACTTATACTCCAAACATACCTCAAGATGATTTAATGATGGCTCAAATAGTTTCTCAGCTTGACGATGGCATAATTTCCAAGGCTACTGCAATGACATTGTTTAGCTTTATTAAAAACCCAAAAGCAGAGAGAGAAAGAATAGATAAAGAGTTAAAGGCTAGCAATGACTTATTAAAAGATGAATATATAAATGATGAAGAAGTTGTTGAAGATGAATAAAGAAGAAAAATTCATGAGGGGACTTTATGAAAGTGCTTATAATGACATAAAAGATTTGAAAGTTGATATTGATAGAGATAAAGAAGAAATTATGAAACTAATAGGCTATGCAACTATGATTTATGATTTGGATAAAGACTGTAAAGATGCTGAAAAATTTATAACAGTAGCGGTAATAAATATGCTTACTAAGGAAGATAATGAGTTAGATGAGTTCTTTGAAGATGGTTTTTTGAATTATTTAAATGAAGTATGTGACTTCTATGGATTTGAATTACTGGAAGAGCAAAAAATAGATATAATTAAAGAGTCATTTAAGGATAAGAACTATATTGACAGGAAAAAGGATCATATAGATTTTTTAAAAGTTAAATTATTATTAATAGCTAAAAAAGTTTCAACTCAAAATAAAGTTTCTAAAAAAGATGATAAAAAGAAAGTCAATAAAAATAAATTAATAGGAACTATGATAGCTGGTGCTTTTGCAACTCATGTTTATAAAATGAGAAGATTGTACATAAGTGAGATAACAAGGATAAGAAATAATGTTTACCTTGAGTTCAATAAAGGCCAACATGTTCAATATAATTCAGTATTGGAGAAAAATACTTGTGCTGATTGTGAGAGTATGCATGGAGCCATATTTAAAACTGAGGAAGCATATGACATTATACCTCAGCATGCGAATTGTAAATGTTATTGGACTACATTGGAAGGAAAAGAAATTTAAAAGGGGGTTGTTATGAAAGAAATAATATTTAATGCATACATATCCAGCGTTATGATATCTGCTATATTTTCTATATTATATCTATTGAAATTCAATAGGATAGCAAAAGTATATAATGTTGTAGATAACGAAGAGGGCATGTTGATTACTGCTTCAATTATGGATTGGCTGATATTATGCGGAGAGTCATTTATACCATTTTATAACTTATATATAGGATTTGATGCTTTTGTGTATGGGTTATTAGTCACAGATAAAGAGTTCTTAGTTGACATATTTAAATTGAAGGTAGGTGATAATAATGGCTAAATGTGGTGGAAGTAAAAAGGGTGGCAAGACAGGTAAGAAACCTAGATAACAATTGCAAGGAGTGGTGAATAAGTGGAAAACAGATACGTGAATATATTAGGGGAAGAATATAAAGTCATCACAGAAGTATCAATAGAAGATGATGAGTATTTAAAAAAAGTTTGGGCGTATTGCGATTCTAGCGTAAAAAAGATTGTTGTTTCTGAAACTAAAGAAGAGATTGGCTCGTTGGAAGATTTGAAAAAATTCAAAGATGAAGCTACTAGGCATGAAGTTATACATGCTTTTTTAGATGAAAGCGGACTAAAAGAAAATAGCAACTGGGCTAGAAATGAAGAAATGGTAGACTTCTTTGCTATACAATTTCCTAAGATTATAAAAGTTTTTAAGGAATTGGAAATAATTTAATATATATTATTGGAAACGGAGAAAAACATATGAACGAAAAAGAATTTTTGCAGTGGTGCAAAGAAGAGGTATGTAAATATACTAACGAGCATTTAGATAAATCAGATGGAAAGCAAATTGTTACTGATGATGTATTTATGGTATGGAGTTGTAAAACTCTTCAAAATAATAAAGCATTATTAAGTACTACTTTATTTGATGGAATGTATTACGAGTGTACATATAATGGAGATAAGCAAGAAATGTATGTAGATGCTTATAAGAAATGGGAAAATTATAAGGTTGTGAAATAGTATGGATAAAGAAACTAAGCAAATATTAAAGAGAATAAGTAGCTCATTGTCATGGATAGCATTTTGGTTATTCATAATAGCATTTTTTTAATAGCAATAAAAAGGAGTGGTTAATATTAAGAAAGTATTTTTAGGTGGAACTTGTAATGAAAGCAAATGGAGAGAAGCGTTAATTGAGGTATTAGACATAGACTATTTTAATCCAGTTGTTGATGATTGGACAGAAGAATGTTATCAAGAGGAACTAAAGCAAAGGCAAATATGTGATTATTGTTTATATGTAATAACTCCGAGAATGGCTGGTGTTTATAGTATTGCAGAAGTTGTAGATGATAGCAATAAGAGACCAGATAAAACTATATTATGTGTACTTTCGGAAGATACTAGTAATAAAAGTTGGATGATATTCAATGAAGGACAATTAAAATCTTTAGACAAAGTTGGAGTTATGGTCGAAAATAATGGTGGCAAATACTTTAAATCATTGTATGAAGTTGCTAAATATTTAAATAGTTGAGGTGACTAAATGAAAAATAAAGTAATTATATCTATTTTGTTTGCTCTAACAAGCCTTTTTATAATAATGGGCATTTTATTTACGTTAATGATGATTAGTTTCATGTTGCCGTTTGAATATACTATAAATTCTAGAGTTTTTGTTGCCATACTTGTAGTAATAACAGCTTTGATATATTATAGCTTGATGAAATGCATAGAAAAAGCAGAGTTATAAATAGAAGTTTTAATAAAAGATATTTAAAGTCCGAAAAGGGCTTATTTTTATGTGCGTAATCACGTTAAACTAGCACTTTTAGGGCCTGTACTTAGAGGGGCGAAAATATAATAAAATACCAAGGACTGTTAGGGCTAGAACTTAACGGGGAAGGAGAATAAAATGGCATTAAAAAAATCGGAGTTACTAGAACTTTTAAAGGACACAGCAGATGATGTTGATGTTACTGATGTTTTAAAAGGAATCGAGGGTTTAGCTGAGGTTAAGGAAGTTCCTTTCAATGCTTTAAATCTTACAATAGATGACTATAAAAACATTCTTGAAAATAATAAGACTATACAAGGATATAATCAATCTCAGATTGATAGTTTCGTCTCTAAGGGGGTTGAAAGTTTCAAGAGTGGCAAAATGCAGGAGTATATAAACGAGGCAGTTGAAAAGGCTAAAATACCTCCAAATGAAACTCCGGAGCAAGCGGCAATAAGAGAATTAAAGGAAAAACTGGAAAACATAGAAACAGAAAAAGCTATGGCTGAAAAGCAAATTGCAAGAAATAATATGTCTAAGAAAATAAAAAATAGTCTTAAGGAAAAGTATAAAGACTTTAAATATGATATTTCGGACGATATATTGGAAAGATTTATCGGAGATGATGAAGAATCTAGTAATCAACAGATAGACCAATTAGTAGGGTATGTATCTAGCATACTAAAAGCCGACAGAGAAAGTTATTACAATCATAATAACCCACAACCTCCAGGAGATGGGGGAGGTTCCAACCCTAAAAAAATGACTTTGACTGAGGCTATGCAATATAAAAATGAGCATCCCGATGTGGATGTTAAAACATTAATCTAAACTAAAAGGAGGGCAATAATATGCCAGGAGTATTTGATAAGAAAATATTTAATGATGAGGTATTTCAAACTTACGTTGAGAGAATACCTAAACTTAGAACTAACGAGCTTTTAAAGTCTAAGGCTATAGTTTTAAGACCAGATTTAAAACAATCTATGAGTGACCAAGTTGGTGGGAATATATTAACTATGCCAATAAAAGGACTTATAGACGGAGATGCTCAGAACTATGATGGAGCAACAGACATAACTTCTTCTTCTACTAAGACTTATTCTCACTCAAGAGTTGTTGTTGGTAGAGCAAAAGCGTGGACTGAAAAAGACTTCTCTTATGATATAACAGGCGGAGAAGATTTTATGGAAAATATAGCACAGCAAGTTAGTGGATATTGGGAAGATATTGACCAAGATACTTTATTGGCTATAATCCAAGGTATATTTGCTATGACTGGAGCTGATAATCTTAAATTTGTAAATAATCATACTGCAAATATATGCATGGATGGAGAAGGAGTTGTTGGAGCAACTACTTTAAATAGTGCAATGCAAAAAGCTTTAGGACAAAATAAAGGCAAATTTGCACTTGCAATAATGCACTCGACTGTATCTACTAATTTAGAGAATTTAAAATTAGTGGAATATATGAAATATACAGATGCTAACGGGGTAGAAAGAAATCTAGGATTAGCTACATGGAATGGTAGAGTTGTTATAGTTGATGATGGTATGCCTTCTAAATCAGTGGCTAGAGGTTATGTTAAAGTAGATGCTGGTTACCCAGGAGCTAAAAAAGTAGTTGCAAATAGTGCTACTCCTGGTGAAGGAGAAATGAAACTTGAAGCAATTACTCCAGTTGCGAGTGGATATACTGCTGCGGTTAATGATTATGTTGTTATGAAAGAAGCAAGAACTGAATACACAACTTACGTATTAGGTGAGGGAGCTTTTGAATTAACTGATTGTGGTGCTAAAGTTCCAAGTGAAGTTGATAGAGATCCAGCTAAAAATGGTGGAGAAGATACATTATATACAAGACAAAGAAAATGTTTTGCACCTAAAGGTATTTCTTTTACAAACGCTTCAATGGCTTCTGCGTCTCCAACTATTGATGAATTGAAAAATGGTGCTAACTGGACTTTAGTTAAATCTATGGGAGATAGCCCAGAATGCATCGACCATAAGGCTATACCAGTAGCTCAAATAATATCTTTAGGATAAGGAGGTTGGTATAAGTGCTTGATGCTATGCTGCAAGAGATGTATCCTAATATATCCATAGCTAAGCTGAATATATACAAAAGCATAGCTATAGATAAGCTACTTAATTATTTTAGAAACCAACTTTTTATACCTATAACAGAGCAAGAATTAGAAACAGAGTACATGAGTGCTCTGTTTCTTTTTATTTCAAATGCCATTGACTTTGAAAAAATGAAGGGCATTAAATCTATAAAGCAAGGCAATAAGCAAGTAGCATATAACACTTATGATGCTAAGCAATTTGTTATAACTAAAGAACTGATGGACATGTTTCCGCTACCTAGAGTAAGAGCAGTTGAAAAAATAGATTTAGGGAAAGCAGGTGGAGGCAATGTTTAGCGATTATAACGCTACTTTGTATAATCTTGTCAAAAAAGAAGGTAAAGTTACCTATAAAAGAACATACCTCTATGGTATTGATTGGCAGTCAGAGACGGGTATCAAAATATTAAAAACTAGTAATACTGCACTAGACCCGAAAGCTACTATCTCAGTTTTCATTCCATACGAATCAACAGATAAAACCTATTTATCACCCAAGAAATTCAATGAACTAACTAACCATGAAAAATTTTTCACGTTGAAAGCCCATGATAAATTAGTTAAAGGCATTATTGATTTTGAAGTTAATAATGTAAATGACTTTAAGCTACTTGAAACCAAATATGATGATGTAGTAACTGTTGCAACAGTAATAAATAGTGAAATTATGGGACATTTCGAGGTTGATTGCGTATGATGAAAGCTAAGGTTATTATTGATTTCAATGCGCAAAAGGTACTTGATAAAGGTAAGCTAGACAGAACACAAAGGCAATTTGTTCATTTAGTTGCTGTAAAATCTGACCCATATGTGCCATGGCTGAGTGGTGATTTAAAAGGCTCTGCTAGGGAAAATAGGAAGTCAATAACATACTCACCTATGCATGGTGGCACAAAATCTTATGCGTGGATTCAGTACAAGCATAATGAGGGATTTGGAAGACAAGGTATTAATAGAGGTGGTAAAAGAGGCCCAGATTGGGTACAAAGAATGTGGGATGAAGGTGGAAAAGAAGAAATAACAAGAGAAGTAGCTGATATGTTAGGAGGAAAGGCAGATTGATAGTTGATAAGGTATTGGAATTTATAAGAGGATGTCCTCTTTTCACTGTTGATGACATTATAAACACAGATTATTTAGCAGAAGAAGTTGAAAATTATTCAATTGAAACTGCTCCAGGAGAAAAGATATTAACTGAATATATAGATGGAAGCTCTGAAAGACAATTAGTATTCTACTTAACAGGAAGAGAAGTAGCAGGTGCTTTTGATGGTAGCAATGTTGAAAACACTATATTTTATGAAAACTTTTCTAATTGGGTAGAAGATTGCAATAAAAGAAAAGAGTTGCCTATATTGGAAGAAGGATTGCAAGCTTTAAACATTGAAACTCTATCGCCAGCTTATGTTATTCAAGTTGATGCAGATAGGGCAAGATATGTTGTTCATATGAGATTTAAATATTTTTGTGAAAATTAGGAGGGTTAAACATGAAAACTATATATAGAAGACAAATTGCCAATTACTTGGATATTGGCGCAAGCGAAACTGAATCGTTTGAGGTAATGGGAGTAGGCTTTGAGTCTTTGGATGAAGAACCAGGAGCAAAATCAGAAAGTACTTGTTATATACATGAATCAACTTCGACAAGTACTATCACGCAATATGAAACTAAGTTCCCTTATTCAATGGAGGGTGTTTCTGACAATGAAGTTGTAATGTCGTTGTATAAAACAGGAAGAGACCATGAGGTTGGCGCAGATGCTGAAAGAACTATGGTAGTTGTTGATTTATATGCAGCTGCTGTTTCTGGAGCATATCCTGCTAGGAAATTCACTGTATCTAATGAAGTATCAAAATTCTCCGGAGAAGGTGGAGGAAAATTAAAAGTTGAAGGAACATTGAATGCAGTTGGTGACCCAGTCGAGGGTACTTTTAACGTAGAAACTAAAAAATTTACAGCTACTGTTGCTGCTGTATAGTATATAAAAATAAGGAGTGATATAACATATGTTTAAAATAAATGGATATGAATTAGAATATGATTTTTTAGATGTTGATGATAGAGAATTTTTCGAGGAAGAATTCAAGAAGGCAAACGAATTTATTCAGAATGCTTACGCTAATGCCAATGAAGGTAATGCTAGTGCGTTTATGAGGGACGCTTGTGAGGCTATCGTGGATTTTATTGATAATTTATTTGGTGAAGGCACTTCAAACAAAATATTTGAAGGGAAAACCAATTATAAGAAATGCTTTTTAGCTATTACTGAATTAGTTAAAGAGGTTAAAAAGCAGGATGCAGAAATGAGCGAGTTAGCTAAAGAAGTTACTGGCTCTTTTTTAGATGATATTAAAGAAGTTTCACCTAACAGAGAACAACGAAGATTAAATAAAAAGTTAAAGAATTAATAATATGTTCAATATGTTGTTAGACTTATTGCCTACTACTATTAATGTAGGCAATAAAAAATATCCTATTAATACTAATTTTAGAACTTCTATTGAATTTGAATTACTCATGTTAGATGAAGAATTAAGCGATGATGAAAAAAATAACATGGCTATTGATTTATATATTGCTGGATCGTGACTGGGAAAC